TACTTTGGCAGTATATTCTGATGTTCCTTTACCTGGCACCCTGTATACATAATCTCTTGCCGTACCAGGAATCAAACTACCTTTAGCCAATGGAACTTCTTCCGAAGAATCTGCAGGTTCTATTGTTATTTTATTAAGTAGTAGGTTTGGCATAAATGTTTGTACAGAATCACGGATATCCGCTTCTATAGCATCAAATGTCAGTCCGTCGTATGGTTCGAATAGATACTCATAAAGTCTCGTACCAAACGTTGGTAAGAAATACCTACTACCCTTTCTTGTCAATATCAAATGTAATAAGTCACTTCTTATTTGTTGATATTGAGTTTCTGTTAGGGCTAAGTAATCCCCTTGAGTAGAATCCGCAAACGGAAAGTCTAAACCATATGTAATACCCTCAGCCATATTCTATAAATATATCCTTACAATTTTTATAAGAAATAAAAAACCCGTCGGTTAGGACGGGTTTAATTTTAAGTAGTAATTTTATTAAGACTCACAAGCTACACACTGTAAGTCATTTAAATTTAGTTTCTTCCTAGCAAATGCCTGAGCGGAGTTCATTGAGTGTTGATAATACAACGTTTTAACACCCAATTGCCAAGCCTCAATCAAAAGTTTATTAACATCCTTTGTTGGCATGTCAGGAGAAATCATCAAGTTTAAAGATTGTGCTTGGTCAATATAATCTTGTCTTACCGCCGCTTGGTTGATAATTGATGATTGGTTGACTTCCGCAAAAGTTCTAAACACTTGTTTCTGCTCATCTGTCAAGAAGTCCAAGTGTTGAACTGAACCATCTTGTTTCTTAATACTATCCCAAGTCGCCTTATTATCTTTTCCAAGTTCCGCTAATAACTTTTTCAAAACAGGATTTTTAATAGTAACCTTAAGTTTTGCAACGTCCTTAACATAACAGTTAGACCAAATTGGTTCGATGGATTGTGACACTTGACCAAGAATGAATGCCGAAGAAGTTGTTGGTGCAATTGCATTCAACGTAACATTTCGTCTTCCATACCCTTTAAGGGTCTCGGGTTCACCAAACATAGTTGCAAGCTCCTCAGATGCTTTGTAAGACTTATCTTTGATTAGTTTAAAAACCTCAACGTTAAGTCTTGCCGTCTCACGACTATCAAAAGGTAAATTCTTTGATTGGAGTAATGAATGCCAACCTAAAACACCCAAACCTAACGCTCTTTGTCTAAGTGCGAAGTTGTACGCTTTTTCCAAATAAAAGAAAGCTCTTTGACCCTCTATAGTACCTTGATGTCTTAAGTTATCAATTTTTGTGATAAACTCAGAAACAACCGCATCTAAGAAATAAATCATTGTTTCAACCGCATCGGTATCTTTCCACTCGTCATAATGGAGTAAATTCATAGACGAAAGAACACACACAAATGACTCTTCTTCAGAATTATGAAGTGCAATTTCAGAACAAAGGTTTGAATTATAAATCTTCATACCCTTGTCACGATAAACTTCAGGAGCTTTATTGTTCATAGTATCTGAGAACATAATGTACGGATAACCAATCTCACCTCTACGTTGAATTACTTTAGCCCATACCGCTCTTTTTTCTTTATCACCATTGACCATTTCTTCCATGAATTTGTCACTCACAGTAACTGCGTGTGTCAAATCTTGAATCGGAAATCCTTCAGTACCAATCTCCAAGAACTCCATAATATCAGGGTGTTCAATCGGAAGATATGGTGAGAATCTACCACGACGAGTTGAACCTTGTGAGATATTGTCTACAACACTCTGAAAAAGATTCATAAAGTGAACTGAGCCAGGTGCATGTCCATTGTCTGTGATTTCAGCACCTCTTCCACGAATATTACCAAAATATCCTGAGGTACCTCCACCCATCTTACTCATTTCACCAACTTCAGCCTGAGTGTATAGAATTGATTCAATATTGTCACCAATGTTTGAACCAAAACAACTTACAGGTAGACCTCTCTTCTTGCCGAAGTTTGCCCATACAGGTGAAGATAGTGAATACCATCCCTTACCCATATACTCGAAAAACTTGTCAGCAAAACCTTCTATACCTAAAAGTTTTTCTGCGTGGTCCGCAATTGTTCTAATTCTCTCCAGTGGTTCTTCACCTTCACTGAGATATCCTCTACGAAGAAATGTAATGGATTCTTCATTAATCCATTCAAAAGGTTTTCTATTTTCCATATTACTTATTTACCGCTTTTTAAATTAAAATAAATCATTCAATGTAATCGACTTCGATTTTTTGCTATAATTGATACTTCTTTTATTGAAGAAATCTGTGTGTTTTGTTGTTAAAATTTCATCATCAAACCATTCTGTTGTTTCCAATAATTTTTGGTTTACATCAAAAACTTTATCAATACCAATCGCATTTAGAGAGATATTGAATCTGTGTTTGATAAATTCCAATGTTTGTTCTTTAGTTAAGAACTCCATGTCACCCTTTTCAAAAATCCAATCAACAATTTCTGACTCAGCCTCAAAAGCTTCCATAGTAGCGTTGATTAAATCTTGTACAAGTCCGTCAGTCCACCATGATGGGTTTTCTTTTTTGATAAGGTTAACCAAATCAAATCCAAACTCAGCATGAATGTTTTCTTCTTTAGAAGTTGCCTCAACGGCATTACTCATACCTTTCAATACGTTTTTATGTTTATTGAATGACATAATTACCAAGAATTGAGAGAAGAGTGATACATTTTCTACAAACATAGAAAATAAAACAATAGATTCAAAATATTCTTGGTTCTCAAGTGCCTTAGAATTTTGAATAGATTTCTCCAAATACTTAATTCTTCTTCTAATCGCAGGTACTTCTAACAAATTTTCAAACTCTTTGTTGAGTCCAAGTAATTGAATTAGATGTGAATAAGCATCAGCATGTCTAACTTCAGATTCTGCAAATGTTGCACCTACACTACCAATTTCAGGTTTAGGCATTTTTTTATAAATGTCACCCCAAAATGTCTTAACCGCAATTTCAATTTGTGAAATCGCCAACATAGCTCTTTGAACTGCCGATTTTTCTTTGTCACTCAAGTGTACTTTGAAATCTTGAATATCAGAAGTAAAATTAAACTCAGTATGTACCCAATAGGAGTGACGAATAGCATCAACATATTCAATCAAATCAGGATACTCATAAGGTTTTAAACTCACCCTTTTTGTGAATATGTTAGGTTGGTGTTTTGAACGATAAATGATGTATTCTTTTGCAACATCATTTAGTCCATTATCCATAAGTTTATTCTCAACAGTGTCGTGAATTTCATCCACGTGAGGTACTTTATTTTTGTCGTTTCTAAAAATACTTTTCTTCGCTAGTCTTGCAATTTTTTCTGCAACTTCTACATCTACTTTACCAAGAGATTTCATTGCATTAACAATAGCGTTTTGTATTTTATCAACTTCAAATGGTACTTTATCACCACTTCTTTTGATTACATACTGTGTGTCAGTTTGAGTTATGTCAGTTAAATTTTCCATACTTTGTATATTATTGTTTTATTTTAGGTTAGTATAATTATTCAGAGATTATTAATTAGCAGGTTGCTCTCTCTGTTTTCTTTTTTCAAGGAGTTCTTTAATCCTATCACGTTTCTTTTCTTCCTGTTGTTCTTCAAATCCAAGGAATGTAGTTGACGACTCAGTATCAATTTCTAAGAGTTCATTATCAAACTTACAGTTCTCGAATACAATACCATCAGAACCTATACGAGACTTTGTAATTGCTATAGTTGCCAACTTCATCTCTTTCTGTTGAAGAGTTTTAGCAACTGATATGATTACGTGTCCAACTTGGGCTTTTTTGATTGAACCCCCCATTTGGTCGGTCGTTACAACTTCAGATGAAATTGATGAACGGTTACCTTGAGTTGCAGTCCAACCAACAAGATTCATCTCGTGACACATAGCCTCGAAATGTCTCATGACAGAACCTTCTGCTTTCCATTCATCATTCTTTGTGTTCTCAGGAACAACACAGTCAATGTAGTCTAAAGTAACCATATCAACTTGATTACCATCGGCAATCATTTTTCTTATTTGGTTCTTTATCTCATTCATAGTTACTGTGTCTGATGGGAGTTTCTTAAGAATAAGTTTATTGGGCATCGTGTTTTTGATTTCCTCAACTTTTTCCATAACAGCCTCTTTCTCTAACGCTAATTTGTCGGGTTCAATTCCTGTCCAAATTGTGAAGTGTTTTCTCTGAATGATTTTTGGGTTATCTTCAAAAAATATTTGAAGAACGTTATACCCTAAATTAAACGCACTATTTGCAATTTTGGTAAGAACTGTTGTTTTACCAACTCCTGTTGGAGCTAAGATAACACCAATTTCTCCTTTTGCCAAACCACCTTTCAATAATCTATCAATACCTGGTATACCCATTGGAATTGGGTGTCTGAAGTCGTCGTTCAACACTTCGTCCAAACCTGAGAAGATGTCTGTTGTTCCACCTTCTCTAACACCAACTTGTAAAGCCGTTCTAACTAAACCTTCGACCGTATCGTATGACTCGAAGTCACCTTGGTCGATGATTTTCTGAGCTTTGTTCATAACCTTCTGAAGTTCTTGTTGTTTACAGAATTTCAGAGCCTTTTCCTGAACAAAGACACTTCCTTCAAAAGGAGCGTTCTGAACTTGCTTAAGAGTGTCCAACACAATCTTCAACGCCAGTTCCACTGAGATTTCCGCCTTGGCAATTTGTTCCAAGGTTTCAAATCCAGGTGTTGATTGATATTTTTGATAGTATTCCCTCACCATTTGGACAATCAACTTAAAGTATTTGTTGTCGAAATAACCAGGGTCTAAAACGTCGATAATGGATTGTGCGAACTCTTTGTCTACTATGATTTGGTTAATTAATTGTAGTTGAAATGTATTGCCGAGATAGTCAAAATTCTTAGTCATAGAGTCGCTTGTATAAATTAAATATTACCGACTTAGGTCATAACCCATGTAAGTATGAGTTAAATTTTCGTATGAAAAAATGTCAGTCAAACCTTTCAAAATGCTTTTTAGGCTGGGACGTACATCAACCGTATATCTTACTTTTGGTGGGTAAATTTTTGCGTCAAAAATTCTATGTAAAATAATTTCATCGGAAATTTTGACATACAAATTAAAGTACTCAGGACCATCAGTGTTTGATGTGTTTAGGATATCTGGGTCATCGAAAATCGCATCCTGATTGTCCATCATGTAAGTAACAGTTTTCATTTTCAAATCGTCCGACAACATCTCTTCAACGTATTTCAAAAACTGTGTCAACTCAACAGAACGACGTGCCTGTGGGTTGTAGTTTTTCACGTTGTAAAAACGCTGTACAACGATGTTGTTGTTGAGCGTGAGGAGGAACTCCATCTTAACTACTTGTTCTTCTTTCATAAAATTTAATTTAATTGTTTTTGTGTTTTCGTTTTTCTTTTCTTGTAAGTTTTGTGAATGGTTTGATAAATTCTACAAATGAATCATCATCTTTTGGAAGATACTTAAAAAATCCATCTTGATGCATCATTTGAATAAAGTTCTTGGAGGTCCTACCCTCAGGGTCCAAACTCTCCGAATAGTAAAGTTCTACTAATTGTTTTGCATCATCAGTTAACAAAGGGTTTTTCAAATCAACAATCTTCTGATTCAACTCAAAAAACTTGTAACCTTTTTGTTCTTTTTTTGTTACACCGTTCATGATATTGTTCAGTACTTTGTTGTTTGGTTGTTCGACTAAAAGTTGTTTTGTTTTTGATAAAATATCGTCAACATTGATGATACTTTCAAGAACCTCAGGGAAGAATTTTAAAAATGTTTTTTCACCCAATCGGTCAATACCAAAAATGTTGTCTGATTTATCACCCAATAAAACTTTGGAAATGAGAACATTTTGGTGAGGAATATGTTCATCACCAAATTTGATTTTGTCCCCAAAATTATAACTGATTTTTTTGATTGGAGAATATATTGAAGTATTCTCCGAAATAATTTGAAGTAGGTCACGGTCTGATGAAAAAACTACTTTATCTTCATCTTTAGCAATAGAACAATAATATGCAATTAAGTCATCAGACTCGT